AATCCATGCTATTACTTATATAGAGAAAGTTTATTTAGCTAGAAGAGAATTATTTTATATACTTAAGTTGTATTACTAAACAATATCACAATCTTTAGTAAAATTATCCTAATTTATTAGTTACCCATGCAATTAGTTGATTATCATCTAAATTAGCATGTATATAACTTTTACATGATTGATATTTAAGTATCATTATACAAGGAAGTCTATCAGGAGTACTACTAAATTGTAGTAATAAAGGACTATCTTCATTTCCTTGCTCTACTGCTAGGTCAGGAAATAAATTTGTAATTGCTTGTAGCTGTTTTTGATGATATGCTATAAGCATAGGATTAGATGAATTAGCAAATAGAATTAGTTTATGATTCATTTTATTCTTAACTCTTGTTTAAAGGAATTTACTTCTTCTTTTAGATCAGTCAATTCTTTCATTAGAAACTCATTAGAATTTCTAATTTGCTCTAGCTGCTCATTTAGATAGCGAATATCTCCGCCCAAATCAGCGGCTAATTCATTGATGTTACTTAATAAGTGCTTAATCTCTAAGCGAAGGTATTTTTCAGTTGCATACATGATATAAATATACTATTATAATACTATACTGTCAATAAAAAATCTAAAGCCACAATCAATGGCTAGTTAATTACATAAAACAAAGGCACATAATGCATAAACGACCAACGCTTGGTGAAGCTATTAATACTCTAGAACAACTGTCACCACATAACTCAGAATGTGCTGAGGCATTGCAAGAATACTACGTATTCAAAGAAGACGGGCATCAATTCTTTGGAGCACGTATGCTTATTGACATTGTAGATCACTTCAATCATTTAAATGAGGTAAATGCAATCAATGGCTAAAATGAGAAAAATTCCACAAAAACAATCAGCTCCAGGCTATTCAGTCTGGAATTTTGCACGGACAGTTAGGGAAGCAGAAAATGTAGCCCGCTGGAATCCGTGGCTTGCGCATGAGTGGATGAGCGAAGCTAAAGACATGTTAAGTTTAGAACTACCAGAGTTTAGCAAATATGATCAAGTTGTTGACAGAATCAATGAACGCTGGCTACTTATGGCAGACATGCTTTGGTTTAATGAAAAGACTTTCTGGGCGCTAGAAGGAGTAGAATATCCAGCTACATATCTTAGTAAAATTCAAGACTATAACCATTCAACTCTAGAATCTTTAAATATTGCGCGCGCTAAAATTATGTAAAGGAAGCACTGTGGCTAAAGCTATCTTAGAAAAAGCTAATCTACTCATTGATGAATTAGAAGCAAGAGCATATGAAGAAACTGACTATCAACCATATTCAGATTTTAGAAAAATTGTGCAAAGCGTATATTCAAAAATGCTTAGAACAAAAAAGTAATTGACCTCAACAAATAAACATGCTATTAATAGAACACGGATAAGGAACAAAAATGTTTTTCAAATTCACCGCACGTAATGCATATCGTGATTTAATTCGCAACGCTCGTCGTGTACTAACATCTGACTTGTCAGAAAGCGAGAAAAGCGCCGCTTTTCAAGAGCTGTACACACTATTGCAACCTAAGTTGCATGAGAATGAGCGCTGCATTTTAAGCTCTCCCGCGTTTGCGAAGCGTTGTGTTCACTGGAATCAGCTGGACATCAGCTCGATCCGGCCTGTCAAACAGCCGAAAAATCCTTGGCTTATCTTCAAACGTGAGTTTGAAAGCGCGCTGAAACTGCAAGGCTCGGTACGAGCCACAGCTGTGTCCCGCGCTCTGATGTGGTTTAGCCTTCGAGAGCATAAAGACGACTGGTTAGCTGACTAACTTTATTACTTAGGAATACATCTTGAAACAGTATAGCATTGATAAACTTAGTAAGACTGTTTGGAGAATACTCAAAGGTATGCCTATAGAAGTATTTGATGAAGAACAGCATGAAATGTGGGAAAATGAACTATGGGAACTAGTGCAGACTAGAACTGAGGGAACCTTTTTAGGTTCTAGGTCTATAGGGAGTGCTAATATTGCTATGGCACTTAATATTTTACACCAACAGTTGTTAACTCATTACACTGAAGACGGGGATACTAACACTACTGCTATGAGCAACACTATGTTTATAGAAATTCTACAGCATCTACAAGATGAACGGTTAATACGTAAAAAACCTAATAAACTACGACAATCTTTTAAAATTATTTAACAAGGCGTGAAAATGACTGAAAACCCTATTGATCCTACTGATCTAACCCCAGAAATGAAACAAGAGCTACGCGGTGAGATTAATCGCATCGTAGACCTAATGATTATTATTGACTCTACTCGCGAGTCTATTGCTTCTATCAAAAAAGATATTAAAGAGCAATATGCTATTCCAGTAGCTACTATTACTAAAGTTACTGGACTTCTGCGCAAGCAAAATCTTGAAGAAGAAGATGAGAAATGGCAAATGATTAAAGATTTTGTCGGTATTTGCGAATAAGCAAACTACTTAGTGTTAAATGGCTTTTAGGCCCTGCATGAGAGTTATCAGGTGCAGGGTCTTTATGTTTTTCAAGATCAAGATGAAAATCTACATAATCATCAGTTAGCTCAGCTAAATTAGGTTGAAGATGTGGAAAACAGCAATGATGTATAAGAGGAATACCTGCTCTTTGGCATAACACTATTTGTTTTGCTACTGCACACTCCCATAGTCGCTGTACTTCGTCTTCTTCAGAAAAATATAACATACCTGCCGCGTGCCACGCTGCTCTATGTTCTTTAGTATTCTGTCTCTTATTACCTAGCAGTTGCTCACTTAGTACCCAGTTTCTATAATATTTCTCATTAGTTAGTACATGTGTAGCAACAATAAACCCTTGACGCATATTTTTTCTAAAATCCCATACTTGCCAGCGGTACTCATTTGTATGCCCAACTAGTATTAAATCAGGATTTAGCTTGACAGCTTGCTCTATTTGTGTTGTAATAAGATATTCAGAAGCGCCACTTTGGCTAAGATTTATAACTTCTGCATTTAACGCACTACTTACTAGATAAGGATAAGCTTGGCTCTGCTTAGTTAGTCCTTCTCCGAAAGTAAAGCTATCTCCACACGTAACAATTAACAAGGTTATTCTCCTATGAGTTCTGAAATATTTGTAGTTGGCAACTCTTGGTCTATTCCCAGCCGTGAAGCGCCTAGACCAGCTTTTGACCAACTAGGTTTAAAAAATAGGTGGGAAGAGCCTGGAATTACTCTTGATGTACAATCAGAATACATAATTAATAAGCAGCTTACAAAACATTTTAAGGTAATTTGGCTTATTGGACAACATCACAGAGCAGATCCTAAAGGTAATGGAGATTATTTACTACCATACTATTGGGGTGAAGGTGATGTGTGGGGAGACCTTACTAGAGACATATGGTTTAAGAAAATGACACGTATGCCTTGGTATGAACGAACTAATGCATTATTTATTAAAGCAGTATTAGGTGTATCTGATCCTAGCAATCTTTTGCTAATACCAATCTATAGACCTAATGTTTTAGACTATCCCCTAATAGAAGATAGTGCTTGCATATGGCGCTATTATCTTAGAGATTTAACTAAGCGATACCCTGACGGAAGAGGGCATATGAATCAAGCTGGTCATAATGTGTTCGCACCATTACTAGCTTCTGAGGTACATAATAGATGGAAGATTTCATTGACCCTGAATGGGTAGATGCCGTATCAGTTAGCTACAATAAGACAGTAGATGACGCCGCTGCTAGAATTGTTAAGAAAGCAGAAGAGTTAGTATATAATTACGGGCATCAGTGGCGAGCTGATATAGCTGGTAAAACAGCAATATTACTACAACCTGGTGAGGGTTATGAGTGGCACTTTGATAATTTAGACTATGCTAAACAAGTGCTAACTACTGCTAGAGGCAAACGTTTTTGGACACATATTATATATCTTACATATGGTAAGCCTTTAGAAATCGGTAACTGGAATCCCGATGGTGAGCGAGTACAGCAAACTGACTTCTCCGCGCCTGAACCTAATAAAGTACTTGCTAGAATACACCCCAAACCTGGAAAGTCTGTTATATTCCCTAGCTTTATGGTACATAGAATACAACCACTTGTAGATAATAGACGCTGGGCTTTTGTAGAGTTTGTAGAATCTGCGGACTATAAAGACAAAAGTAAGAGAGACTTAAAACTAATATTTAATAGGTACTTTGATGAACATACTAGGAGTAAGCTGCTACCATCACGATAGTGCAGCAGCACATTTAAAAGACAATAAAATTGTGGCTGCGTCGCAAGAAGAACGATTTTCAAGGGTTAAGTATGACTCAAGATTTCCTATTAATACTCTAAAGTGGTTAAAAGACGTTTATAGTAGCTATGATGAAGTAGCTTTTTATGATAAGCAGTACTTTTCTCAGTTTAAAGAAGATATAAAAGCTTTCACAAAGTGCAAGCCTGTGTTAGTAGATCATCATGAAGCACACGCTATGAGTTCCATTATTACTACTAACTGGGACACCTGTTCTGTAATTGTAGTTGATACTCAAGGCGGTAAATTTTCTACTTCTTTAGGTGTTTTTGAGGCTGGAAAGATAACTTGGATTAAAAGGTTTAGATACCCAAACTCTTTAGGACTATTCTATTCCACAGCTACTAGACTACTAGGGCTTACACCACTACAAGATGAGGCTCAAGTTATGGCTGCCTCTCTATATGGAAAACCTAAGTGGTCTAACTTAATTAAAGATAAGATTCTAAATACTAGTTACGGGGACTATACAGTTATTCCAGACCTAAATCGAGGTCTTGGGTATGGTAGTTTAGATTGGGATATAGCTTCTAGCGTGCAAGCAGTACTTGAAGAAGCACTAGTAAATCTAACTCAGTGGCTTATAGATGAAACGGGTCTTACAAACGTAGCGTATGCCGGGGGTGTGGCTCTTAATTGTGTAGCTAATTCAGCTATTCTAAAACGTACTAGCTGTACCCACTTAGCAATCCAACCTGCTGCTGGTGACGCTGGTTGTGCTTTAGGAGCTGCCGCTCTAATTGAGCGCCCGCTATGGAGGAGTGCTTATCTAGGAGTTCACTCCGAGCCTAATATTGATGTAGAAGAGTGTGCTTCTATGC